CCTTCGACAAGTCACCCCGCTACCCTCTATGCGTAGAGCGCAGCGCGGGAACCTTCACGCCAAGAACCAGGGGCGCCCTGGCAACTGGGCATAGGAGACGATGATGGGCCGACCACAGAAAGTAGAAGACATAAAAAACTACCCTTTCAGGCAGGTAGTCGAGAGGCACGTAGCCGACCTCCTGCAGCTTTACCGCGACGAGATAATCGCCCTCAAAGCACGCGTGAAGGAATTGGAGGAGAAATGAAACTTTATGAGATATGGAATAAATCGACCGGACAGCCTTTTGTCTGGGGTGAAATGTCACAAGCGGAAAAGGACGACTGGGCCGCCGCTAGGATAACCGAACTGGAAGCGCGCGTGGAGGAACTGGAGGATAGCAATGTCACTCGGAGTAAATAAATGCCACTTCCTCGGCAACCTGGGGAAGAAGCCTGAAATGCGCCACACTGATAAAGGCACTGCCGTAACCAACTTCTCGATGGCATGCACTGAAAAGCTAAAGACTGCCGAAGGGTACGAAGAAAAAACAGAGTGGGTGAGCGTCGTGGTCTTCGGGAAGATGGCAGAGGCTTGCGAAAAGTGGCTCTCGAAGGGCAGTCAGGTTTATGTCTCAGGCCGCCTGCAGCAACGCAAATGGTCTGGGCACGATGGCATAGACAGGTACGTCGCCGAGATAGTGGCGCGTGACGTTCGCTTTTGCGACAGCAACAAGACAGCGAAAGACGACGGGCATGAGGCTGGCGATTACGGGCCCGGAGAAGACATCCCATCAGGCGACGCACCCTTTTAGAAATACGTTGACTTTTGCGTGCGTATGCGATGCACTGTGAAAATAGTAGCCGATACTTACGGAGGTTAGCCGAGTGGCCGTCGATCAAGCTATACCAACAGGTAAGCCCGGGGAAAGCAGCGTCGGGCTTGTGCATGTGCGCAACAACGATGCGATAGAGGCCGACCAAAAGGCGCAGGCCACGGCCACGTACGCACCCGTTGCGCCGCAGATAGACCGCCTGGCCGCCTACGTTGAGCAAAGCTGGCAGGAAGCCAAGAACGCAAAGACGACCATCGAAGACGTGATGCTTCTCAGTTTGCGTCAGCGGCACGGGGTCTACGCACCGGACAAAATCAGCAAGATCAGAGAAATGGGCGGCTCGGAAGTCTACATGCTGCTCACCGCTACCAAGTGCCGGGCAGCCGAGGCGTGGATTGAAGACATACTTCGCCCCGTAGCAGAGCAACCCTGGCAGGTTATGCCTACTCCAATCCCCGAGCTCCCCCAAGAAGTAATGCAGGAGATCGAGCAGAACGTCGCCGGCGTGCGTAGCGAGGTTTTGAGTCAGGCTGTCGCAGCGAAAGAGCAGATCCCCAGCGCTTTGCTTGAAGCCGAGATACAGGCGTACGCAGAAGAGACTCGCGACGCCGTCTTGAAGGAGATCAAGGACGAAGCCGAGAAGCGCGCCGAGCGCATGTCTGCCAAGATCGCCGATCAGCTTGTGGAGGGCGGCTGGCATGACGCCTTCTGGGCCGTCATCTACGACTTGGTCACGTTAAAGGCCGGGATACTCAAGGGCCCGGTGCTGAGATACCGCAAGCGCAAGAAGTGGGGCCAGGACGAAAACGGCAAGTGGGTGGTGGAGGTAGAAAATAAGCTGGTGCCGGAGTTCGAGCGCGTCAGCCCCTTCGATATGTACCCGGCCCCGGGGTCTCGCGGAGTAAACGACGACTTCTTAATCGAGCGCCACCGCCTGCAGCGCAAAGACCTTGTCGCACTGATAGGCGTGCCCGGCTACAACGACCAGAAGATCCGGCAGGCCCTTACCGATTACGGCAGGGGCGGCAATCGTGAAGAGCTCCCACCCGACGCAGAGCGACGCATCTACGAGCAGGGCGACCAGGACTCCGTAAATATCAAGTGGATAGAGGCCCTGCAGTTCTGGGGCTCAGTCCCGGGCCTGTACCTTCAGGAGTGGGGCTTTGAAGGCGACATCGACGCAAACATGGAGTATGAGATCGACGCATGGAAGGTGGGCAACCACGTAATTCGCGCAGTCCTCAACCCCGACAAGCTCGATCGCAAGCCCTACAATATCTCCGGCTACGAGAAGATCCCCGGCTCGTTCTGGTACAAGGGCGCCCCCGAGCTCATGGCAGACCTGCAGGATATGTGCAACTCCACCGCACGCGCGCTGGCAAACAACGCAGTCTTCGCATCCGGCCCCATGGTAGAAATAGACCTGGAGCGCATACCGGACGGCACGACGAATATATACCCCTGGAAAATCTTTGAGTCACGCAACCGGCAGATGAACGATTCGCCGGCGGTGCGCTACTACCAGCCGAAGATGATCGTTGACGGGCTCTTAAAGGCCTTCGAGTTCTTTATGACGATGGCCGAAGACCAGACTGGCATACCGCGCTGGGCTCACGGCAACTCCAACCTGGGCGGCGCCGGTGGCACGAGCTCCGGCTTGTCCATGCTGATGACAGCTGCAACTCGCGGGATGAAGAAGGTCGTAGGCCACATAGACGAAATAATCGAGGGCGCTATCTCAAGGCTCTACGATTACAATATGCTGTATGACCCCGACGAGTCGATAAAGGGCGACTGTAACGTCTCTGCGCGCGGTACCAGCGCACTTGTGGAGAAAGAACAGAAGACCATGCGGCGCACCGAGTTCCTTGCTGCTACCGGCAACCCGATAGACGTGCAGCTGGTAGGATTGAAGAACCGCTCGAAGATGATTATGCAGCAGGCCAAAGACCTGGGGCTCGACATAGACGAGATAGAAGACCTTGAAGCGATGATGAAGCAGGTAGCCGAACAGCTACAGGCGCAGGCCATGCGCGGCAAGGGCAACACGGGGCCGCAGCCTGTAGGGGCACCGGCACAGCCGAAGGGCTCACAAGCCCCGGGCCCAGCCCCGCGCACGCAGGACGACGCAGGCAACCCAGCAGGCGGCACAGACGATAATTTAGCGCAGAATCGGCGAGGCGTAAGGCCCGGATGAGGTGCGTAGATGTTAGCGCGATCACTCACCCAGGCTGAAAAAAACGGCCTTGCGAACCTGAAAAGAACGTCCCTCTACGATTTGCTACTTGAAATGCGTACGCAAGCTGATAGAGAATTGCGTGGACACACCGATCCAGTGCTTATGCACCGGGCCCAAGGTAAGGCGCTTTTTCTGGACGAATTTATTGAGAATATAGATCTGCTGAGCTCGAAAGGGCAAGGCAGTCTTTAGAATACGCATTATCCTGCCACACCGATTAAAAGGTCACACCCATTTCGGGCGGCCTCGGCGGCAGTAGAAAGAAACGACGCATGCCCAATTTTCAAGACCCGCAGAAAAGAACACAGGCCGAATTGGACGATCTGCTTGTCCTGCAGGAGACCGACTCCGCAACTGTAGTTGAAGGCGACGACCCGAGCAAAGCGCAGCCCGCCGCCGCCGCACCTGCAGCCCCCGGAGCCGACCCAGCAGCAGCCGCCGCCCAACCCGCAGCAGCGCCGAAGGCAGCCGAACAGACACCGCAACTCTCCCCGGAGGAGACCATTGCGGCCTTAACGGCAAGACTCGCTACGCTGCAAGGGAAGTACAACAAGGAGACCCCGCGCGCCCTCGCAGAGTCACGCAGGCGTGGCGAGTACATCGTGAAGCTCGAAGCAGAAGTGAAAAGGCTCAGAGAAGCAGCGAAGGCGAACCCTGCCGCCGCCGTTGAGTCCGACGCTTACAAGTTGCTGGTAGCCGAGTACGGTAAACCCGCCGCCGACGCCATGGTGGCCCTGACAGTAGAGCAGGCCGGAGAACGAAAGCCGGTAGAGGAAACGGTGCTGGAACCTCTCTTGGAAACAGACGCAGACGCTGCACGGCTGGCGCTTAACGGCGAGATTGCTGCGTACGCGGGCCGCGACTGGCTTGAGGTCAACGAGTCACAGGGTTTCAATGATTGGTCATACGTCACGAAGGACGAAGCGACCGGCGAGTACGCAAATGTGCTGATGAATCGGGCTTACGCAGCCGGTGACGCACAGGCGGTCGCCAAGTTCTTCAACGATTACAAGGCTGCCAAGAGGCCGCCCGAAAACAAACCAACAGCCGATGATGCTGCTACGACCCAACTGACCGCCGAACAGCTTGCCATGCAGGCCCCTGACGCACGCGCTAACCCTAACCCCGACGTAGCTGATCCCAATTCGCAGCACGGTGCAGGCAAGTGGTTCACCACTGCTGAAACCAACAAGTTCTACGACGATGCTTCAAAGGGAAGGTACAAGGGGAAGGACGAAGAGTTCAAGCTGAAGGAAGCCGAGATCATGGACGCTATGGTGCACGGTAGGATTTCGGAGTAGCGAGGAGAAATAGTAATGTCCCTACCCATACCAGTCGCGGGTAACTATCCGCAGTATTCGAGTGCTCACGCATCGAAGTACACGCCGGTTATCTACGCCAAAAAGCTCTTGCTGAAGTTCTACGACAAGACCGTTTTTGGCGAGATCGCACAGCGCGACTACGAAGGTGAGATCAAAACACAGGGCGATACCGTCCTTATCCGCACTCGCCCCGACATCGCGATTGCCGACTACACCCGCAACATGGATCTGAACGCCGCGCGTCAGTTCTCGGAGCCGTCAGCCGTTGAGCTCACGATCGACAAGGCCAAGTTCTACAGCGTCGGCCTTGACGCGATCGACGAGCGCCAGTTCGACATCAACGCCCTGGACGAGTGGGCGAGTGACGCATCCGAGGCCATGGGCATCACGATCGACAAGGACGTTCTCGCGAACATCTACACCGAAGTCGACTCGAACAACACCGGTCTCACCGCTGGCTTGATTTCCAGCAGCTACAACATGGGCACCACCGGCGCCCCCCTGGTCTTGACCAAGGCCAACGTGCTCGATTTCATCGCCGACGCCGCAAGCGTGCTCTCCGAGCAGGCCGTACCCGAAAGCGCCGGCCGTTGGATGGTTTTGCCGAACATCATCTGCAACCGCCTCAAAAAGTCTGACCTGCGCAGCGCGCTCTTCACCGGCGACTCCAGCAACCAGACCTTGCGTAACGGACGCATCGGTGAGATCGACAACTTCATGATCTACAAGTCCAACAACCTGACCGCCGCAAGCGGCTCGGGCGCAACCTCCGTATGGCCCCTGATGTTTGGCCATGTCGGCGCGCTGACCTTCGCTTCTCAGCTTATCAAGGAGCGCAAGATCGAACTGCAGAACACCTTTGGCCAGGCGCTTGAGGGTCTGCAGGTCTACGGCTACAAAGTCGTCAACCCGAAGTACATGGGCACCGGTTACGCACAGGCCGGCTAGTCAATCCGCTCAGTGATGGGGCGCAAGCCCCTGATCTGACATAAAAAGAAGGAGCCTCTAATGGCCGATCTTCCCTCCGCAACCTCTGCGGCTGATGAAAAAACCCTGGCTAAGAAGCAGGTCGGCGCCAGTCGTGCGCCGTACTGCATCGAGAGAGAGTTTGATCTCGATGATCTTCTCGCCGCCAAGATCGCAAACGGCGACGTTGTAAATCTGCTCAACATCCCCGCCAATCACATGATTATAGCGGCGACGATCGAGAGCACCGTCGTTCAGGTGGGCGGCACCGGCACCTGTACCCTGCAGCTTAAAGTCGTAGGCACCACGCTTACGCCTGCGGCGAATATCTCGGCGCTTGAGCACAAGAGCTCCACCACCATCGCCCCCGTGACCGTGGGCACCTCCGCTGGCTACATCGAAGCAGTGGCGGCTATCGGCGGTGGCACCGTGACCACGAACCCGACCATCAAGATCCGCATTCTCGGGATCGACATGAGCTAGACCCGGTGGCCCCCTTCGGGGGGGCTGCTGTTTAAACCATCCTTACGTAACGAAGGAGAATCACATGGCAACTTTTCAAAATGTAACCGTAGGCACCCTTCATCAGATTGGCGACAAGGGAGATCCTGCCGCCGCCCAGGTTGTCGCACGCGACGCGCTAGGCAACGCACGCGACGTATACGGCGAGACCGTACCCGCTGACGGCGCCGCTGGCTACGCAGTAGGATGCGTATTCGTCAAGTCCGACGCCGCCCTTGGCCAGGTAGCTCGCTACGTGAACCAGGGCAGCACCACCTCCGCATCTTTCCGCTCTGTAGGCGCGGCCGCAGGCGGCTATGCCATCGTAGCAGGCGGCGATGTCGCCTCAATCGGCGGCGACGCAACGGAAGTAATCCCCCTGCAGGCAGTCCAGGCTCCCGGTGATGTCGCAGTCGTTGGCCACACCCTAAGCGACGACAACGACCAGATCCTTGCGGCCTTGGCCTCTGGCGGGCGGCTCACCATCCTCGGTTCAGCCGACCCGAGCACCGTCCACTCGTACGGATTCGCACTCCTGCGCGCAGGCGGCGTACCGGGCTTCGAGGTTTTCGCAGCCGGTACGCACACCACGCTTGGCGGCGCAGCTGCCGAAGCGATCACGGTAACCGGAGTCAAGGCAACTGACATCGCGATTGCCGTCTACGCAGCCACCAACGACACCGACACGATCTCCGACACCATCTGCACCGCAGATACGGTTACGGTAACAATGTCTGCCGACCCGAGCACGGTACACGCGCTCCACTATGTAGTCCTCCGACCTGTCGGCGGCTGCGTACCGAGCCACTTCATCGCCTATGCCGGTCTGCACACAACCGTTGGTGGCGCAGCTGCCGAAGCAATCACGGTCGCCGGCGCACTCGCGACTGACGTTGCTATCGTTTGCTACGGCGCAACCGACGACACCGACACCATCTTGAAATCGGTGTTGACTGCTGACACCCTGACGGTGACGATGTCTGCCGACCCGAGCACCGCTCACAAGCTGGCCTACATGATCCTGCGCGCCGTCTAGGAAGGGAGTACCAAGTGAGTAAGTACATTGTCAACACTAACACGGGCCTTATCTTTGAGAAGAAACCCCTCATGGATATGAAGGCGTACATGGAGCCTTACCAGCCCTCGAAAGAGGAAATACGCATCGGTCGCAAGATCGACAAGGCTCCCAAGGTCAAGGCGCACGAGGAAGCCGAAGAGCCCGAAGCAGGGACGCCGGTGGTAGAAGTAGAAGTTGAGACCATGGCGCCTGCCGAGGAAAAAGAGGTTGACTTGGGCGATGGTGACGCAGACGCAGTTGAAACCAAAGCCACCGCTCCCCAAAAGGAAGTTGTCAAGCTCGCGCAAGACGGCATGACCGCTCCCGAAAAGAAAAAGGCAGCCCCCAGGAAAAAGGGTGCCTCTGGTAAGCGCAAGAAGGCGAAAGCCAAAAAGTAAGAGAGGCCTTAAATGACCGTACTTGAGCTATTCCAGCGGGTTATCAACCGCATGCCCCACATGAAGCCGACCATCAGCTTCGTCGACGCAGCGCACGCAGTCCAGGTCACTATCGCACGCAGGTTGTGGGAAGTACACAGCGACCTCTTGCGTGACATCTGGGAGAGCGAAGAACAGGCGATCGGTGTATCGGTTGTGGATCTACCGCTGGACATGCTCGGTATTGCCAAGGACTTCCCTTACGTGACGTTTCTCACGCCGGGGGGTGACACTACCAGTGCCATCCTCCGGCCCCTTACGCGCCCGCGCTCGGACTACGTTGTAGACCCGGAAAACAGCACGGCACGCGAATACGACATTCGTGGCAGCATCATGGAAATATTCCCCGCGCACGACACGGCCTACACCCTGAATGTTATGATGTTCCGCACGCCGGCGCCGCTGGTCGACATGAAAGACGAGCTCCCCTGGAACGGCTTTTACGACCACCTCTTTCAAGACGCTGTGCTGCACATGGCGAGCGCAGCCGGGATAGCTACAATGGTTTCCCCGCTGTTAGAAAAAGCCATCATGCGCGCGGTAGACTCAGGGGCATCGTTGCGCACCGGGCGCCGCGTCAATTTACTTTTCGCATGAGGTAATTCCCTATGGGAACCATCGTAGGAACGGCGATCGCTTTAAAAGTTGGCTACACTCTCAGCGACACAGCACACGTACGCTGGACAGAGCCTGAACTTCTCGCATGGATCAATCTTGCGCAGGCAGAAATACAGTCCTTCAAGCCCAACGTCTTCATGCTCACAGCAAATATCGCGCTGGTAGCTGGCTCTAAGCAGGCAATAGCAGCTGAACACTCCAGCCTTATCGACGTGATACGCAACATGGGCACAGGAGCCGTGGCCGGTGCAGGTATCAGACCTGTTGAGCGCGCACAGCTTGACGTGGCGTTTCCCGACTGGCACCTGGCAGAGTACGCAGACAAAAGTGTGCAGTGCTTCTGGTTCGACGAGCGCGACCAGAAGATCTTTTACGTCTACCCGACGCAGCCAGACTCGACTGACCAAAGGATAGAGGTCAAAGTCTCGGCCCCCCCGACGCCCCTTACTGATCTGACAAAGACTATCGCCATAGACAACTCCTGGGAGCCTGCAATCATCGACTACGTCCTGTTCAGGGCGTTCGGGAAAGACACCACAAGCGCGCCGAACCGTGAGCGCAGCGACAAGCACTACCAGGCGTTCATGCGCTCCATGGGCGTACGCACCGCGATTGATCCTGCGTACGCACCCGACAAGGACGACCTCGGCGGCGAGAACGCAAACGCACCCGAAAGGCCGGTGGTATGAAATTAACCTTCGACAGGTTTCTCGGGATAGCCCCGCGCATGTCCGAACATCTGCTGCCGGTTGGTGCAGCCGTGACAGCGCAGAATTGCCGGCTTATGAGCGGTGGGCTTGCCCCCTGGTTCAACCCGTCGTTGATAGTCGCGCCCTCCCCCTTGTCGACGTGGCCCCCCTATCGCTCTCTCTTTCGCTACCAGAGCTCGGCGCAGCGTGACGCCGGCACCGAATACTGGCTTACGTGGCTTGCAGACGTTCAGGCGACGATGACCCCAATCGTAAACGACACGTTTGACCGCTGCTACTTCACTGGCGACGGCGTGCCGAAGGTTACTTCGAGCGACATCATTGATAGCGGCTCCGGTGCGTATCCGCAAGTTTCGTACGCAATCGGCGTGCCCGCTCCCATCACGGCGCCGACTGTTGCGGTGAGTGGCGTGGCTACCTCAGACGACCCGACAGAGGCAATATCCCGATCGGTTGTCTACACCTTCGTCAACGAGTACGGGGAAGAGAGCGCGCCGTCGCCGGTGTCGGACATCGTTACGACCTTGCCCGGCCAGCAGATCGACATAACGGCCCTTGAGACGACGCTTGGAGCCATCTACCGCCCGATGGACGAGAAGCGCATCTATCTCACGAACACGGGCACTAGCGGCACGGCATACCAGCTTGCAGAGACCCTTGCCCCTGCGGCAACTGTTGCCACCCCAGTCCTGCACGAGTTTACGGACTTCGGCGAAGTCTTGAGCTCCGAGGGCTGGCTGCCTCCCCCGGACGACATGATAGGCTTAGTGGCCTTGCCGTGGGGCGCGCTCGCCGGGTTCGCACCGAACGACCCGCTTGGTGGCTCGGGCAACGCAGTCTATATCTCTGCGCCGTACCAGGTGCATGCGTGGCTACTTGAGCAGGCATTCGCAGTGACCGAGCAGATAATCGCCCTGGCGGCCTTCGGCAACTCTCTGTTGGTTTTGACAAACGGATTGCCCACCATCACAACCGGCACCGACCCGTCTGCCTTGTCCATAGAGCGACTTGAGACGGGTTATGCGTGCGCGAGCAGGCGGGGAGTGGCAAACGTCAACGGAGACATACTCTACCCGTGCTCCGAGGGCATCGCCAGCGTGAGTGTCGGCGGCTCGAAGCTGATTACCGAGGGGATAATCACCGAAAGGGAGTGGAAGGATTACTACCCGGCCACGATGGTAGCTGGCGAGTACGCCGGCCACTACGTCGCTTTCTTCGATAGCTCATACGACGCAATCACCGGGTACACAAATCCGCGCGACGCAAACGCAACCAGGGGCGGCCTTGTCTTCAACCCGAAAACAGGGCAGCTTATAGTGCTCTCCGGACTTGAAGCAACGGCGCTGCATGCGTATCTTGGCGGCGATCGCCTCGGGATGCACGTCTACGCAGGCAGCACGATACGGGCCTGGGATGGCGATTCAGCCTCCCCCCTCACCTACACCTGGAAGAGCGGCCCGCAGTTCACCCCCTACGAGGCGAGCTTTGGCGCTATGCGCGTCTACGCAGACAACTACCCTGTGACCGCCAAGGTCTACCTCGACGGCGCGCTGATCCACACGCAGGCAGTCGCAAGCGAAGAAGCATTCAGGCTGCCTCCGGACTTCACCGGCAGGCGCTGGCAGGTACAGATCGAGGGGACGCACAATGTTTCCCAGGTCTTTATCGCAGGCTCGATGGAAGAACTCGACCGGATAGACGACGATGGCTAAGCTCCCAAACATAATAGTGCTTCCTGCCAGCGTAGACGCAAACGTACGCAGGAACTTCGACGAGTTGAGAGTCTACTTCGGAGCCCTGGCCGTGGGTGGCGCTGCGACAACGGTGGCAGGCATTAGCTCAACCCCGTCGACCGACCCTACCGTGCTCACTCACCAGCAGTTATCGGGCGTCTACGCAGCTGACCCAACATCCTCGAACGTAGCGCACAACAAGCACGTATCCAACGCCCAGGCTAAGGTGTGGCAAGAGCATGTTGACATCGAAGGCAATCCCCACGCGACCAAGCATTCGGAAATAGTCAATGTCTTGGGTGCCGACCCGACTTCCAGTGACGCCGCAAAGGTAAGGCACGTATCCAATGCCCAGGCTAAGAGGTGGGAAGATGGTCTGGCCGCTCAAGAAATGCACGGCGGTTTATCGGTCAACGCGAACACCTCCAACCTCGCACTGGCGGCACAGGACACTTGGTATCAGTATCCCTATTTCGACACTAATGACCCGTCGAACGGGATGACCCCAGACCATGCAAACGACCATATCACCGTTGGGGACACGGGAACGTATTACGTGTCATTCGCCATGTCGTTTAGCGGGTCTGCCTCAACCGATTTCGAGGCACAAGTGTTCATAAACAATGGTGTTACTGGCTTCGTGAATATCCACACGGAACGTAAATTAGCTGCGTCGGGGGACATCGGCTCGGCGGGGGGGTCGGGTTTGGTTTCACTCGCCGCAGGTGATACTGTGGAACTATGGGTATCAAGAACAGACGGCGGAGGGGCGAGTAAGAACTTCCTTGGGCGTGACGTAACGCTTTCTGTGATAAGGGTCAAGTAGTCACGCACGGTTTAAGTTGCGTCACGCATACGCATGCGGCTAGGATGTACCGTAACAAACGAAGCAGGAGGCGCAGATGCGCGATATTTTTACGCAGATGACTGAGGGTGTTTACGGCCTGGCGTTCGATATTTGGTCAGACACCCGAGATAAGGCGGTAGGCGATACCGTAACTTCGCTAACGAAGCCGTGGGAGACCATCGAAGAGTCTATCAAGGTGCCGTTGGTCGGCGACGAAGAAGGCAATCTCCCGTACATAAAGTACAATCCGACTGAAAAGCTCATGGTTGAAGTCGGAGATTGGGTCGGCAACCGGCAGGCGTCGCAAGACTTCTACGATCAGTGGACATCCCCGCCCGGCGGCGAACACGGCTCTGTCACCACGCCCAAGCCGGCTGACGTGCGTAGGGAAGAAGCGGCCCAGGTTGCCCAAGACGCAGAGCAAAAGCGCCTCCTCGATGAAATATCAGCGATGTACGAAGAGGGCGACGCAACTCCGCTCGACAGAGAGATCGCAGCAATCAGCGGGGAGCAGTGGAACAGGTACATCGAGAGCTACGTGCCGTTTGAGAACAAAGCGATCGCCGACGTTACCGACACGAGGCGCTTCACGCCTCAAGTGCAGGGCACGATAAACGCAAACATCATGCAGAAGGCCAGCACCACCGGCGACTTCGCACGAGCATACGGTGGTGGTAAAGGTAAGGCCGGAGCCATTGACGCTGTAGGTGGCGGGTCTCTCGCGGTAGCTGCAGCGCGCGGCGCCGTAGAGGGCGTCAGCGGGCTTGCCGCCGAAGAGGCCGCGATGACGCAGAACGTCGTAGAGCTTGGCCGTGGGGGCGCAGATTTTGCAGTCAGTTCGCTTGGCCAGGCGGCAGGGATCGCTACAACGCAAGCCATAAGCGACTGGAACTACCAGTTCGGTATCGAAAAGCTGGACGCTGCGAGCAGCATGTTTGGTGCAGAAATGACGGCTGGCCAGCAGATACGCAACAACGAGTACATGGCCAGCCTAATAAGCAGCTTTGGCGGCATCGCTACCAAATACTCAATGGGCGGGTACGATCCTGGTGGTGGCGGGCAGATGGTAGATCTCAGCGGCGAGCCGGAATATTATAACTACGGGAGATAGAGGTTTATCATGGCAGAAGAAGTCACAAACGTCAGCGACCTAGCCTCAAGCATGCTGTTCGACCCGACGGGCAAGCTGTATGACGTGGCCTTTAGCGACGATTACGCAAAGATGCTCCCGGCCGCGCTCGCAAGGGCCGAGTGGGAAGATTACCGAACAAGGTTCATGCCTTACGAAGATGAGTTGATGCAAAAAACTCACTACATGAACCCTGGCATCGTGCAAGAAGAAATAGACCAGGCCCAGCCGTACGTCAGTCAAGCGATAGACATGGGCCAGGCCACGCAGAGAAGGCGGCTGCAGTCTTTGGGTAAGGAAATGAAAGGCACTGCAGCCATCCAGAGCGCTAAGGGATGGGACAGGCAGCGCTCTCTTTCGACCGTGGACGCAGCAAACAGGATAAGGCAAAGGATTGCAACGCGCAGCCGTGACATTGCATTCGGCGGCTTGCAGGCCGGGCGCACCACAGCCGGCGCATCTGGAGGTTATTAGCTATGGCCGGAATACTTAAAACAGGCAGCCAGTACAAGCGCAGCGCAACCACCGGAGCGGTTACCGGAGCGGGCCACGCGGCCAGCAGAGAGACGGCCAGGAAGGGCCTCGACATACAGCGGCGCGGGCTTGAGCAGGCCGCCAGTTTCCAAGAGCGAGAGCTCAAGTTAAAGAAAGAAGCTGCTAAGACGGCGCGCAACATGACCGCAACCGGGACATTGGGAATGATTATAGGTGCGTACTTTGGCGGCCCGCTTGGCGCATCAATCGGTGGGGCGCTTGGTTCTACCATCGGCGGAATGTTTTAGGGAGATAAGACAATGGGCGTATTCGACAAGATGGCTAACACAGGGTATAATCCGATTGCTGGCGCTATCGACACCTACACTGCGCTGACTGGCATAGAGAGCGAGAAGCGCAAGCAGGATCGCCTTGACGCTGCAGAGGGGCGGGCAGTCGGAGCAGAGGGCCGGGCGATCGAGAGGCACGAGCAAACTATAGCCGCCGGTGAGACAGCGGCGACCGCGACCGCCGAAGATCGTGCGTACCTTCTTGAGCGGCGCGGAGAAGAAAAGAAAGTTCGTAAGCTCACCGGCATCCAGGCCAGGCTCGACGCAGACGTAGCGACTCCCGAAGATCTCGCCTTTCTCTCCAATAACGCCGTGGGCACCATCAACTTCCATAAGAACGAAATGCCGGGAACAGTGATGCAGGCGCACGCAAACGTGGGTAAGTTCGCCGACCAGCTTGAAGGCATGCAGGCGCAGGGGCCGGTGAGCATCCAGCGCAGCGCCAAAAACGAAGAGGTGTTCCAGTCGCTAGAGCGCCTTTCAGCCGATCGCGGTGGAGCCGTCAGCATGTACTCGACATCTGATGCAGAGGGCAACCTGACTGAGCGCGAGGGTACAGTGGGGCAGATCGTCAGCGTGCTCTACGACCCCCAGGCCAACACCATGAGCGTCGCCATGAGCGTCGTAGACCCGGAGACCGGCGAACAACTTAACGGCCCGGACGGCAGCCCGCTTGTAGTCCCGGCTACGCAGGGCAGGTCAGCCGACCCTAACGACCCCATTATTGTGAAGTCGCTTGACGACGTACGCAAAGAAGCCAAGCTTGGTATCGACGCAAACGACAAGGTGATAAAGAACTTTTCACGCATGAGCCCCCTGGAAAAACGAGTGACCATACTCTCGGCCAGGCTTGAAGCCGGCGACAAGACGGCAGCAGCAGAGCTTAAAGAAACACGCTCCGCGCAGTCTCTTATGATTGCGTATAAAGAGCTCTTGGCTGATACCAAGAACCCCCTCGACGAGCAGGAACGGCTTGCGGTGACGAAGGTTGTCTCGCTGCTAGAGCAGGGCCTGCCAGTCGCAGAGGCGAACGCGGTAGGCAACGTGGCTGCTTCGAGCGCCGTGCGTAAAGCTACCGAGCTCGCGGCCAAGAAGACCCGCCAGGCCAAGACCACCGAAGCGATTAAGGTCGAGAAGGCAAAGGGCGTGGAGGCACGCAAGCTGCAGGAAATGAAGGGCAAGAGCGCTCTGGCCGTTGCTGCATTGAAGGAAACCGACTCGGGGATGAAGGACGTACCCGAGAGCGTACGCCGTGCTGTCAACGCCCTGGACAAAGCCAAGGACAGGCTCGTGCGTGAGCGCGGCGTGCTTGAGAAGAAGTACCACGACCTCAACGGCGACCCCGTTAAGAGGGCGGCGCTCCAAAAAGACGACGGAACATTCAAGACGATCGAGGAGTTCCTTGCTGAAAGCCCGAACATACAGGCCGCCACCAGCGAAATATCCGAGCATGAACAGGCAATCAGGGACGCCGGGTATCACCCCACTTCAATGAATAAGTTGCCCCCGCCGGAGCTACCGCGTAGAGTATCCCCAGAGCGTGTGCGCGCAGGGGTTAAGCAGGGAGTTGCCATAAGCGACGCCCTGATCCCCTCGCACGCAGGAAGTGCAGTGCCGGTCGATATGACCAACAGGAAGCCGCTCTCAGCGTTTAATCTCTAGCCCACAGGGGTAATTGGATGGCGTACTTTGACGTAGAGGGCGCTCGGCAGGCAGGCTACAGCGATGCAGATATAGCAAGTCATCTTGCAGAATCACGCGGGTTTGACCTAGAGGGCGCGCGTGCGTCTGGCCACGAAGACGCAGATATAGTAACCCACCTCTCAGAAAAAGAAGAAGAAGGCTTCCTGGGCATGGAGATAGGTCGCGAGTTCAGGCGCGGCAAAGCCACCATGACCGAAGGCGAACTACTCTTCAAGCAGCGCTTTGAGGGCGGCCTTACCGAAGAAGAGCAATTCCAGCTTGAGCGTGCAGGCGTGCAGGTAGCATCCCCCAGCGACAATGAAGACGCAGGGTTTGTCGAGAAGGTCGTAGAGGGCTTCTCCGAGCTAGTAGGACAGCAAGCGGCTATTTTCCCTCACGCGTTGAAGCGCGGTGTGCAGCTTGGCGCAACCGGCGCGGCTATCGGAGCTGCGAGTGGCGCAGTAACTGGCCCTGGAGCAATACTCACCGCTGCAGGTGGTGGCGTGGCCGGCTTCAAGGTGGGTTTCACCGGCGGCATGGCAGAAGCGTACGCACGATCTGCGCAGGGACGCACCACGCAGGATCTAATCGAGGCCGGAGCGAGCGGAACTGCAGCTGAGATTGGCGGAGCCGTTTATGGTCTGGCAGAGGGCGCCCTTGAAATGGCGGGCCTGCATATCCTCACCGCCCCCGTACGCAAAGCTGGCCAGATTCTTTTGAAGAAGGGTGTTGACGAAGGGGCCAAGGCCATAAGCCGGGCCACCGTCAAACAGGCGCTGGTTAAGGGCCTACTCGAACACGCCAAGTCGCAGACCGGTGAGATCATCACTGAGAACTTGCAAGAGGTCGCCAACGCTGCAGTCAACAAGGTTGTCGGCGACGTTGAGAATATTCCCGAGCTACAGAGCGAGCTCGACGCAGACAAGCTCCTGCCCCGCATGTGGGAGATCACAAAGAAAACCTTTTATGCAACCGTCATCCCCGGCCTGGCAGGCGGCGGAGGAACATACCTTGCCGCACGCGCAACCCCGGCGATCAAAGCCGATGGAGCAGCCGCAGGTCTCACCGGCGACGGCGGCGACATAGACGCACAGATTCTGGCAGCTACAGAGGCGGCGCATGCAGCCGGTGCAGGGCGCCAAGCCCCGCGCGGCGCTATCCCCATGACTCGAGGCCCAGCCCTTAACGTACCGATGCAGCCGACGCAGCCCCCACCGGGCCCCACGCCCGCTGCAGAGGTACAACCCACCCAGAAGCCCCAAGGTCTCGTTGACTACGGCCCTGCCTACGACACAGCCTACCAGGAGGCGCTAGACGCCGGTGCGAGCCGTGGCCAGGCGCACGAGTTCGGCATGGAAGCAGGCCAGGACGAGGCGGTCACTGCAGATCTTCACGCACGCGCACGCAAGCTGGGCGTTCCGAAGAGCATGCTCAAAGACGTGCCGACCGAGCAGCTGCGCGCCTTCATCGAGAAGAACGAGCCAGAGGTTGAAGAAGCGCCCGCACCAGAGGCAGATCAGCCAGGCCGCAAGCTACCGGAGCCGAAGGCAACCAAGTTGGAAGCCCCGGCATGGATGGCTGACGAGGTTCGAGAAGAGATCCGCGAAGCCAAGGGCGTCGGCACCACGCGTGAAAGGTTGCGCAAAAAGTACGGCAGCGACATGGTCGACGAGTTCACAGACGCAGAACTTCTTGACGCAGCGGCGCACGAAGCCGCACCTTCACCTGCGAACGACAAGGCGGAGCCCACCGAAGCCCAGGCCAAGGCCGGCAACTACGCCAAGGGCCATCCTACCCCGTACCCTGGAATCAACGTATCCATCGAAAACCCTGCAGGGTCAGTGCGTAAAGGCATTGACGAGAAGGGCAACGCGTGGGAAATAGAACTGAAAGATCACTATGGCTACATCAAGCGCACCGAGGGGGCAGACGGCGACCAGATAGATGTGTTCATGCCTGCTGGTTTCTCTCCAGACGAGAAGACCGACCGCATCTTTGTGGTAGACCAAAAGAACCCGGACGGCTCCTTCGACGAACACAAAGCTGTGATGGGTGCCAAAACTGCCGACGAAGCGAGAAGCATCTACCTGAATAACTACGACGACACCGGCCCCAGCCGCATCATGGGCGTGGCTGAAATGTCCGTAGAAGAGTTCAAACAGTGGGTTAAGACCGCCGACACCACGAAGCCGGCGAGCGTGCCGGTAGAAGCGCCCAAGGCGAAGCCGAAGGCCGCTCCCAAAAAGGCTGCAGCGCCCAAGGCCCCTGTAGCTGAGTACCCCGCCGAGCTTATCCCCGATACCGTGGAAGAAATACGCGAGGAGCTTGAAGCGGTGGAGCTTACAATAGGGGCCACCACAAGCGAGGACTCGCTACGCCGGCTGCGCGCTGCCAGGACGGCACTTACGCAGGCCCTTGAGGGCAAAGAGAAGCCCGCTCCGGTGGAGAAGAAAGCCGCTCCGAAGGCTAAGGCCGCCCCTGCACAGGAGGCACAGGCCCCCGAAGTCGGCACTCCAAGCGACATCAAGACTGTGGAGCTCGGAGCCTACTTCGTCGAAGATCTACGCAACCGCGTGAAGCACGACCGGGGCACCCTGCGTAAGCGCGTCGCAGCGCTCATGGGCGTGAAGCTGACTGATCTCGCCCCGGGCAAAGGCTACGAGCACAAGTACGTCGAGGAGGCGTTCGAGTTCGCAGTGGTCAAGGCCCTGCGCGAAGTCCTCACCAGCAAGGCGAGCCCCAGCGAAAAGCTGCAGCAGGCAAAAGACCTCTACGAACTACAGGCCGGTCTCACGCAGCGCGACTCCAAGAGCATGGCCCTGCAGCAGTACAGCACGCCGGCGCCGCTTGCGTATCTCATGCAGCGCCACCTCGGGATGGATAAAAAGGGCACGCTGACAGTTTACGAGCCCACCGCAGGAAACGGCATGCTGGTCGCCGGCGTAGCCAAGCCGCAGGAAGTTGTCACCAACGAGCTGGACACCGGGCCCCGCACGCAGCACCTGGAGGCTTTGGGCTTCACCGTCACCAACGACGACGCAAGCCTTGAGCTCGATCCCGATATGGAAGGTGAGTTTGACCGGGTAATTATGAACCCGCCTTTCGGCACGGCTGACAGCGTGCGCGAGTTCGATGGATTCCCGCTCAAGAAGTTGGAACACCAGATAGTAGCAGAGTCTTTGATGGCGCTTAAAGACGACGGCAAGGCTGCATTCATCGTCGGCGGCCACAATTTTAAAGACGGTAAAATGACCGGGACTGATAGGGTTTTCTTAAACTACCTTTACAGCCACTACAATGTGACGCATAATATAGACATAAGCGGCGACGTTTACCGTAAGCAGGGCACGACTTTTCCGATCAGACTCATTACGATTGACGGGGTCAAGGCCCAAGCCGATAAGACCTTCGCACCCACTACGCAAGCACAGGTGGAGAGCGCGCAGAACTTTGACGACGTTGCAGCCGTACTGGAAGGGAAGGAGGTTCCAAGTGTATCTGAGACAGGCGCTGGAAGTCCTACTGGAAAACAACGACGTGGAATTAGGGATACTGGTGAGCGAGGCGATGGGGCCGGTGGGCGACGCGGTGACGCTGACCGGGGGAAACCAGGAGATCGCGAGAAGCCTGGAGAGCGCGCTGGAGACAAACGGCAGGGACGAGAAGGCACAGGAAAAGGTGTCGGAGTTCCAGACGCCGGAGCAGCTGCTGGAAGAGTGGACGTTAGAGGGCCTGCTGTGGGAGACCGCCCCGCTGTTCTAAGCCGGCTCTCCGACGAGAAGCAGGCGAAGCTCGACGCGCTTGAAAAAGAGCTCGACGTACAGCTTGACCCCACCACACTACGCACAGGCATAGATCCGAAGGTCATCTCGCTCGGCATTAAGATAGCCACGCTCTACTCAGAGGCTGGCCTTCGCACCATAGCCGAGGTATCCACCGAGCTCGCACGCAGGTTCGGTACGGCAATCCGAGACTACATCAAACCCATCTACCGCAAGATTGCACGCGCATCCAAGGAGCCCGGCTTCTCGACCAAGGAAGAGGTGCATGCATTCAACCTCGACGACGCATACGCAGAGCCCAAGGCCGAACAGGCCCCGAAGAAAGCCCCCAAGGCGGAGCCCCCGACGCAGGTGAGTGAACTGCAGTCCCGCTATGACCCGGTATCGCAGGGAGAGAGCGGCGGCAACCTCGTTCCAAAGAACCAGGCCGCGCCGCTGCGTAAGGCCCTACAGAAGATCGTAGACGCTCACGGCGACCTCGACACCTGGGTAGCCGGCAAACTCGACTACCCGAGCTCTGAGGCTCTTTACACTACGGTTGACGGCGACTCGCGCTTCTCTGCAGAGCAGATCGACGCTATAGCCCTTGCAATCGACGCTATCGAAGGCGGCATGGGCAAGATCAACGGCGACATGACCGGCATCGGTAAGGGCCGCGTCGCCGCTGCGCTGATCCGCTACGCAAACCTGCAGGGTAAGACGGCTGTGTTTATGACTGAGAAGGCCAACCTCCTCACCGACATGAACCGCGACCTCAACGACATAGGCCACGAAGTTACCCCCTTCATCATGCACGGTGACAAGGAAGCCAACATCACCGACGCGCAGGGCAGCGTGGTCTACAAGAAGCAGGGCGGTCTCGGCAAGAGGACGACCGACACCTACAGGGCGCTCAAGGCCGACCCGAAGAAGTACCTGAAAGACAACGATTACGGCGTGCTTATGACCACCTATTCGCAGGTACGCATCAACAACGCGCAGCGAGACATCCTGCTCAAGCTCTCAGACGACAACATCGTCATCTTGGACGAAGCCCACAACGCAGGCGGCGAAGCACCCGCGCAAGACCGTAGGCCGAAGGCTGCGAAGGTCGATAAAGACGGCAACCCCAAGCTCAACACCGCAGAGTACGTGCGTGAAATGATCGCAGAGGCTGCCGGAGTTCTCTATCTGAGTGCGACCTTCGCCAAGCGCCCCGGCAACATGCCGCTCTACTATCGCACCGTGCTTGGAACGTCCGGGCTCTCATTCGAGCAGCTTACCGAGGCGATGAAACGGGGCTCTACGGCTTTGCAGCAGGTGGTCTCCCGTTTCCTGACTGAGCGTGGCCACTACATCCGGCGCGAGCAGGACTTCTCCCAGATAGATAAGATGGTACGCAAGGTCGACGACGATAACGCCGTGCGTGACGCAGTCGACGCAGACAAGCTCACCAGTGAAATGCGCCGGCTTGTAACTTTCAGCCGCGACCTGCAGGAGGAAATGGAGGCAGCATGGCCGGCACTACTTGAAGAGGAAGGGCATGTGGCCGAGGCCGGCCAAGACAACTTCAAGGTGAACAGCGTGGCCTTTCCTTCGGTTGTCCACAACTACGTGGCGCAAATGCTCCTGGCTATCAAGGCAGACGCGGTGGCCAACGAGGCTATTGACGCATTCAAGCGTGGAGAGAAGCCTGTCATCGGCCTTATGAACACGATGGGCTCCTTTCTTCACGACATGATGGCGGCTGAAAACCTAAAACTGGGTGACGAGATAGGCACGAGCTTTAAATCCGTGCTCTTGAAGGCCCTACGCAACACGCTCCGCTACACCGTGAAGGACGAGAAGGACAAGAAGACCGCTCATTACCTCACGGAAATGCAGCTTGCCGAGCACGCGCCCGACGCCTACGCCTCCTACCTACGTGTGAAGACCCGCATCGAAGATCTAGTGACGGGCGTTACGAGCTCGCCGATAGACAGAATGCGTATGCGTCTTGAGTCTGCCGGCATACGCACCGGTGAGATCACTGGTCGAGACATCTACATCGACATGCAGGGCAACAAGGGCATCATCAAAAAGCGCAGCGCCCAGGATACCAACCGCAAGAAGACCATCCGTGGCTTTAACGAGGGCGATATTGACGCGCTGATAATCAACCGCGCAGGGTCTACCGGGCTCTCTCTTCACCCCACCGCGAAGACCGCCGACAAGCGCCCGAGGCACATGATAGTCGCCCAGGCTGACTTGAACGTTGATACCGTCATTCAGATGCTTGGCCGCATCTTCCGCAAAGGCCAAGTGCAGAAGCCGAGCTATACCTTCTTCAACACCGCCCTGCCTGCAGAGACGCGCCCCGCCGTTGTGCTCGAAGGCAAGCTCAAGTCCATGAGCGCGAACACCTCTGCCGACGCAGATAGTGCGTTCTCGCAGCACATCCCCGACATGATGAACCAGTACGGCGACGCCATGGTGGCCCAGTGGCTGCAGTCCAACCCGGACGTGGCCAGCATGATAAGCATGAGTGTCGCGCAGGGTGACGAGAGCGGAGACGTGGTCGGCTTTTTCCGCAAAGCCTCTGGACGCATAGCGCTGCTGCCGGCTGAAACGCAGGGGCGGTTCTATTCAGAAGTGACCGAAATGTTTGAAGCGCATATCGAGTACCTTAATTCGATTGGCCAGAACAACCTTGTCACCGAAGACATTGATTTTCGCGCAGAGACGCAGCGCAAAGACGTAGTCCACACCGGCACCGACCCGGACAACCCCTTCGCGGCCGACGCGGTGCTCGAAGAAATGCTCGTGCGCAACATGAACAAGCCCTACTCAGGACTCAAGCTCGAAGAGATAGTCACCAAGGCCCTGGCAGGCGATAAGCCGGTTGAGCACAGCGCAAAGATCGTCAGCGATCTCAGGAAGGCCTACGACGACTACGTCGCAGCGCAGATGGAGAAGCGCGAGATAGCCCTTGTGGAAGAGCGGTCGGTTGCATTCTTCGACCAGATGATCGCCGAGGCGCACCGCACCTTCACGCAGGCCGAGGACATGATCGAGCGCTACACTATCGGTAGCTCGCACATGCTAATGCTCGATGAAGAAACCGGAGTGCGCGTGCCAGCAGTCGTAACTGGCGTGACAGTGGCCAAGGGCACCGGCAACCCGTCAGCGCGCAGCAAGATAAAATTCAACTTCGCCCTGGCGTCGCACGACCGCAACGTCTCGCTACGCATGATGCAGTACGCGATGCTCGCCGGCAGCCGTGAGAACTTTAGCGGCGAAATACGCAAGAACTGGGATACCTACGCACCGAAAGAGACGAAGGCCACCCGCTACATCGTCACCGGCAACCTGCTCGCAGGCTTTGGCGCTGTCAAAAACGGTAGCGTCATCACCTTCACCCGCGCAGACGGCACGAAAGAGCAGGGCATACTTGTTCCCACGAGCGTAGACCAGGAAGGCATCGACAATCTCAGGGCATGGCGCTCCGTGAACCCGGAGGAAGCGGCCAGCTGGCTTAACGCGCAGCCCGAAGAAGCGGTACAGTCGATCTCCACTACCCGAGACGGCGTGCGCGTCTTCCGCGACGATAACGGGCAGCACCAGCTACGCGTACCGCACACCAAGCGCGACGGCGCAGTGTTCTTTCTCGACAAAGATCTCTTGGCCCTCATGGAGAGCGAGCGCGGCTTCCAAGACGTAGGCCGTGGCACCCGCAAATCAAAAGTCGGTTTCTTCCCGAAGAAAAATCTGCAGCGCGTGCTCGAAATCGTGTACGAAAAAGACGTGCGCTACTCGGTGCGTAACCCCGAAGCGGCCACGCAGGAAGCGTTCTCAGTCACCGAAGAGGGAGAGGTCGTAGCCCTAAACATCAAGGCTATCAGGCGCATACGCACCGCGCTAAAGAAGGCCTTGCCGCGTGGGGCCGTGGTCAACCTCGGCATTCTGGAGACCATTGACCCAGAAGAGATCACCGAAGAAGCGCGCAAAGCGCACGGCAAAGGCAAGCAGCAAGTTAAGATTGCAGGCCATGCGGAAACGCAGGTCTTCTCTGACGGCTCGATGCGTAGCCTTATCCGCCTGGCCATGGACGCAGCCACCGAAGAGACCGGTTATCACGAGCTCTTTCACGTCGCCGAAAACATGGGCCTTATTACCAAAGAAGAGCGCGCGGTGCTCGACAAGAAATACCCGCCAGAAGCAAAGGCCGGCGCCGAGACAAGGGCTGACGCCTACGCACGCTGGGTCATGGGTAACAAGGACGGGATCACCGCCCAGGCGCAGCGCATCTTCAAAAAGCTGCAGGCCTTCCTTGAGCGCATCAAAAACGCGCTTACCGGTTACGGTTACCTCGCAGCTGACGACGTGTTCGCAGACCTCGAAAGCGGAGAGCTCGCCAAGCGAGACTATCGCGATCGCAAGCCTGTGGCGCGTGCAGATTACTCCCTGGCTGAAGAGACCGACCCGAGCCCCGCCCAGGCGGCGACCCGGATGTCTTTGCGTGACCGTGCGAACAAGATCATAGACGGCACCGACAACGCTATTGCATCCCCGCTCATGGGCCTTGAGGACGCCGACGAGTACAAGGCACGCCGGTACATAGCTCTTGGCCTGCTGGGGGATGTCAAAGAGAAGACTGCCAAGCTCTACAAGATGCTGCGTGACCTGAGTGGCGAAGACGCGAAGCTGGTCTACGAATACCTCACCAACAAAGAGGCCGACATTAACGCCGTACCGGAGCAGTGGCGCAAGGCCGCGCAGGAAGCAAAGCAGACCGTTGAAACCGTTGGCGACATACTGGTGGCTCACAGGCTGCTGCCGCAGGATGTAATCGACGAAAATAGAGGCCAGTATCTGCCGCGCGTCTACCTCAAATATCTCATCGGTGAAGAGGGCGTAAAAGCCATGAGCACCGGGAAGAAGATGGGGCTTGGCTACACAAAGAAGCGCAACAAAAACATGACCGATGAGCAGCGTATCGCCAACGGAGAGATCACCGACCCTGCATATCTGGTGTCT